TTTGTAGATTGACGCAATGCCCGCCACCAATATGCGCTTGCCCTTGTCTTTGCGCTTGAGTTGGGCAGACCAGATGCCGACCGGAACGCTTGTAAACGCCTCAATAGCCGCTTTGTCTTGCTTGATTAACTCTGCCCTATGGGTCAGTACCACCACACGGCTATCAGGGTGTTGTGTGACCTCTGAGGCAAGCGTTCCCAATATGGGCGACTTACCCGCCCCAGTGGGGGCAACGATAAGCGGGTTTTTCATCTTGCCGTTGTCCCAAACCTCATAGAGACTGTCCACGGCATCGCGTTGGTATTGGCGAAGTTTCATGTTAATGTTCCAAAAAGTCCAATCTGTTCTTGACGTGCATCGTCAATGTTTTGACAGGCCAGATTCCAGTAACTCGGCTTTAATTCAGTTCCAACAAACCTACGATTCATCTTAACTGCCGTGTACCCCTCAGACCCGATTCCAGTAAACGGAGAGAAAACTAAATCCCCCTTGTTTGTCCACAAGTGAATGCAGCGCTCAATGACATCAAGTTGAAGGGGACACATGTGCTTCTCATCGTTATTATCCCTTGCTGGTAGTTTGTTCAATGTACGCGATTGATTTATGTCGTCCCATATTGGGCTTGCGTACTTTTGCCACATAAGCACAGGCAAGTCGTCTCCGTGCGTTACGCGCTCTTGCGCTTCGCCTGGCTTACGCATGGTCACGACGTAGTCAGGCAAACCCATGCGGCTCATGGTGCTGTTCTCTCGGATAGTTTTGTGCAATAGTCCCAATGCTTTTGTGCGCTGCATGGCAACCACGGGGTCTTTCCAAATGCAAACTTCAGAGTGATAGATAAATCCAGCCTCTTGAAATGCGCGTATCAAATCGCCTCGAAAATCACGCAGACCAATAAACCCCTGACGCATCTTTGTGGTGGGAAGGTTCATGCAGTGAAATGAAACGTTCCGGCCGGGCTTTATTATTCGGTACAACTCCGCAATCAAAAACTTAAATTGTTCAATAAAAGATTCATCGCTAGCGCAGTTGCCCATATCATGATCGCTATTTGAATACACAAACAAATCAGCAAACGGAGGACTAAATATCGAATAGTCAATGCTTTCGTCATCCATGCGACGCGCCCATTTAACACAATCGCCCAAATGAACCGTGTAGCCTTCTTGTTCGTAAGTTTCTTCACGATATTCGTCCGTTACGGTTTCTTGGCCTGCTAATTCTTTGTTCATAATGTCTTTCATATGCTCAATCATGTTTTCGCTCATTTCGTGATGCGCTTGCTCTTTTCGCTTCAGGTTTGCAAGAATCTGTCCTTCGTTTTCAGCGGTAAAAAGATGCACCTGGACTTGCCGCTTTTGGCCAAACCGAAAGCAACGACGAACAGCCTGATAAAACTTCTCAAATGAATCGTCTAACCCGACAAAAGCCATGCGAGCACAATGCTGCCAGTTCATTCCGAACCCGCAAATCTTGGGCTTGCTGATGAGAACTCGAACCTGCCCATGGCTGAATGCCAGCATCTGTTCTGACTTGTATTCAGCGCTGTCTGAGCCTTGCACGTTGATGCTGCCGGGAATGAGAGATTGCAAAAGCGTGGCTTCGTCGTTCAGATGACACCAAACAAGCCACGGTTCGGACGGGTCGGAATTGACTACCTCTGCAAGCGCTTTGCATCTGGCATCTACGCTATTTCTCTGCGCCTGCCTGCGCTCCGCCAAGCCCATTGCAGGGCGAGCAAACAGTTCACCGCTTAAAGTCTCTGCCTCTACGACATGCTCAAAGTAATTGATGCCAGGTAGTTCATATCGCTTTCCGTCAAACCCAATATCAGACGGGTTTCGCAACACGACCGACCACGTCCCCATCCACTCCCAAAACTTAGACGCACCCCATCCTTTAAGTCGCCATGTTCCGGTGTCTCCAGTGTCGTTTACAAAGTAGGTTGCAAGCATTTCGGTGCGAGTCATCACTCCCAAAAACTCACACTGGTTTCCAAGTTCCTCAAAATCATTAGGCGATGGTGTGGCCGTGCAGCTCAGGCGATAAGGAATGCCCTGAGCAGCATCAATAATCCGCTGACGGGTTTTTCCATCGTGCGATTTCAGGATGCTGGATTCATCCAAAACAATGCCGCGCAACAATGTGAAGTCAATTGAATCCATGCGCTCATAATTGGTAATCCAAACGCCTGGCGCATCTGGTGTTTTTCCGTGCGGCACTCTGCGAACTTCAATGCCAAACGTTGCGCCTTGTTCGATGGTCTGTTCGGAAACAGCAAGCGGAGCAAGAACCAACACAATGCCGCCAGTGTGAGACGCAACCTCATCGGCCCAAGACAATTGCATGAGGGTTTTTCCAAGCCCGGTATCGGCAAATACAGCAGCACGACCGCGACGAACTGCCCACGAGACGATTGCGTGTTGAAAGTCGAAAAGATGCTCGCTTAAGTCGCCTGGTTGATGTCCGGTGGCCAATTCTTTTTTCCGCTTAGCCTGAATAAATTTTTCGTAATCCATCATCTCTGCCACGCCCTTTTAACCGTTTCAACCTTTGCCACTTCTTCAACAATCTGAAGGGCGTTCCATTTTTCTCGCAACTCGTAACTAGACAGTCCCAATGCGCCTGTCACCGTCCCATCGGTCAATGTCAGTGAACCCGATGCAAAGTAATCAGGCTTTGCTTTGGTGAAAAACACCGTGTGAAATATGTGGTCGCCACAGACTGTTCCAATATCCCGCCCGTTCTCACACCTCCACCCGCCCTCACGAACTGGGGATGACCACGCACAGGTGCGACAATTAACCTCTGGCAACTTGTCTCCGTGACATACGTCCCAGTGGTCACAGAACTTGCATTGCCAGAACGCAGGGTCATCGCTTAACTTGGCGGGCGGTTCTTCGGCAAATATGATGCGCTCTGCCTTTTCAAACATCTGTCGGGCATGAACGGGTGAGAAGGCCACAATCTCCCCGTATATCTCGTCCGTGTCCTTATTGACCGCCAGGTAATAGGCACGGCTTAAATCCAGTGCCGACATGTAAACCTGCATCTGCAAAAAGTGTTCAGTCTTTGCCTTTTCCACGCCATCTGCCGCCAATACCTTGAACAGCTTGTCGCTGCTGGTTTTGAACTCCAACACCATCGGCGTGTTGGGGTCTTCCTGAAACCCCTTAGCCACACCGTCACAAGAACCTGCAAAGTGCCCGCCAAAGGTGGAAAAGCCAAACTGTCGCCCCGTCTCAGGGTCGGTGTCCCATACCGTTACCCTAATGTCTCGAAGGTTCTTAATCAACACAGGTTCCTCACGCTGCCCACGCTCAAACAGGCGCAGCATACGTCCGTCAAACTTTCGGGCGGTGGCATGGTGAAATCCGTACCAAAGCGCACGGGCACACGGCTTTCCGATCTCACTTGCCCCCAAGTGGGGGCGGTGAGAATCAGATGCCGACTCATAAGCCCGATAAATGGCTGCAACAGTCGGCGTGGTCATCACTTCCTCCAAGGCACGGTTGGCTTGGGGGCTTGTGCCGTTGCTGCTGACGTTGTGGGCTTGTAGCCGACAATTTCGTTGCTGGCAGCGTAGTTGGCATCAGCCGCACGAACCTTGACTTCAATTTCCATTGGCTTGTCGTGCAAATCATCAGGGCCTCTGGGGGTCATGATGCCAACAGCACGGCAGATTGATGACAACTCACTCAATGCAATCTTTTCCGCATCGGGGTTGGCGTTTTTAACGTTCAAACCCGCCCAAACCTTGCGCCCCTTGTGTTCACCTTCAACAATCTCAAAGGTAAAATTTAGGCGCTCACCCGTACCTGACTTGGTGGGTTTGGTTTCGTTTCTGGTGATAACGGCAATGTATTTGCCAGCGGGCAGTACGTCACGGGACTGTGCGGGTTCAATCTCAGCGGCGTTAAAGTTATTCCAAATGCTCATGGCTCATTCTCCAATATAGGGGGTGAAAGGGTTGGACGACAAATCAAAAACCAAATCTTCATTGATGCCGAATCGGTTTTTTGAAATATGGTTGGGGGTCGGGTAACAGGTAATGATGCGTGTGCCGTCACTGACGGCCTTTTTGTTATCAGCCTCTCCCTTCAAGAAGCGGCGAAGTTTCAGAAATGCCACACAGTCCACGTTGTCAGAGTAATGCCCGACTGACTTTTTGTTCATGCGAATGGTGTAGCGGCTATACGGGTCGCTATCAGGCAAATCAACTTGTTCGCTGTCGGCGTGGCTGATAAACACAATGTGCATACCCTTGGTTTGTGACAAGTAGCCACATGCTTGCCGAATCTCACGATGGCGCTCACTGACTGCACCGTGTCCAGCACCGTAGCCACCCAATGCTTGATTCAATGACTTGGGGTGTTTGGGGTCACTGGCAATAACCTCTGCCTCAATCATCGTATTGAGTTGGGTAATAGAGTCAATGATGAGGGTCTTGAAGTCGTGTTCTTCCTCAAGCAGGCTTGCGATGTTGTCGAACACATCGTCAGAGGTAGCCGACACCGGAAACAATGCAACATCAGCACCACGGATTGACTGCACACCATCCTCCGTGCGAATCATGATGGGCTTTGGAAACATTGCCGCCAATGTGGTCTTGCCAAGCCCGCCCTCACCAACCAAGGTAAAGATAGAGGGACGGTTGCCGTCTGGACGGCTCAAATTCTTGAGATTCATTTTTCAATCCTCTTGATTTCAACGGAAGGCTTGCCAGGCTTGGCGCTAATGGCTTGGGCTACCGTGGCGTACACGGCAGGCTCGTTTTCCTCCAACCAACGCAATCCCTTGGTGTCAATCTCAGGCTTGTAGCGAACGGGGTGGAATTGCTCAGGCACGTTGCCTTTGATGTTGTCCCACGTAGCCGCATCAAGAGTGCGGTTAATCTTGCCGGTGATGGTGATAGACCATTCGGTTGTTTTGTGGGTTTGACTGCCTTCGTTCTTAACGCCTAGGGCAGTGGTGATGGCCTCTTCAGCCTTGATGCGACGGGCACGAGCCTCGTCCTCTTGAGCCTTGCAGTCAGCAAGGTGTAAAACCATTTCGTCAAGCATGATCGTCCTTTCGGTTACTTGTC